TAAATGTCAACGCCTTTTGATTTAAGTGCAACAATATCTTTAGAATTAATACCTGTAAATTGCTCTTTTAATTTTTTCTTTTTTTCGATAAAACCATAATCAGCCTATCCGAAGGGTAATCCGTTTCCATCATCGAATAGAGAACAAGTCAACTACTGTTACATTTGATGCGGTTACTATAACCTCGTCTATGTATATTAAGTCATATGGTAGGACTATCAACTCATGTTTCACATAAAGTTGTTACCTCTTTTACAACACAATAACAAAAGCTCCAACCGAATCCTCGGTCAAGAGTAACAAAACATACATCAATGTATTGGGACATAAACTAAACCAGTATTTCATACAAGTCTTGATTTAATATTATATAAATGGTTTAAACATCTATACTTTTAGACTCATTCATAACTGATAATTCGCTTTTTTTACAAACATTATCAAAATTAACATGATAATTTTTGTGCATTAATGAATATCTTTCTTTAATTTTTTCTGTTAATTCGTCTTCATTTAAATCCTTAAACTCCTCAAAATCTGCATAACCATTCTCTACCAACTCTTCAACAACATCTTTTTTATGTTTTATTAACCATTTTTTATCTTGATATATTTTAGCATACTTATCGTGAATATTAGTAATTTTAACATTATGATTTTCAGGATGCTTAGGATGAAAATGTTTTAGCTCAATTAATCTAGTTATTGCTGACATTGGTTTTGTTAATAATTTTTTAAAAACTTTATCAGTTATATATTCAATATTCTCCGAACCATAATTATTTATTTGTATATTATTCATAGTATTAATATCACCATTTGCATTATTTATTGTACCTTGATTAATATTTGTTTTACTATTTATTAACTTTTCTATCATTATTTTTAATTCCTGATTACTTTCTCTTAATTCCTCATTACTTTCTCTTAATTCTTTAATAATTATATTTGTGTCTATATCTTTTTTTTTACAATAATATTTTATATGTTTATATTTTCCCTGTCTACTTTTAAATGTTTTATTACAATGTGCACAAATGTGCAAATTTGGGTTTACACAAAGGTTTACTATGGGTTTACATTTATTAACATTATCATACTTTTTAGCTAACTTATCGAAATTATTCATTGTTAATAACTGATATCTTGTTAGCTCTTTTAATTCAATTGTACATAAATTCTTTCTCAGCAAATGTCTTTTGAACATTGTTTTATTTATAGTAGTATACCCGCACCGCTGGCATTGATAATTTACCATTATATATATTAAAATACAATTTTTTAAAATGTTTTTTTGAGTATTTTTTATGTAATTTTAAAGTAATTTTTGAGTAAATTTGTAATATTATAGGGTTTACACTTGTAAGAGAGTGTATATGAAGTTTTTAAAATTGGTTATTTGAAAAAAATAATTATATTAAATTAATTTTATAAATATGTATTTACATTTACATAAATAAATTAGAATTAATATTAATTTATTTATCTTTTAATTAATAATATTTACGTAAACATCAAAAAGAATGCTTAGTAACCATGTGATGTGGAACAGGGAACCCATTAACATTTACAATTAAAATATTTTTAGATAAGTGTAATTTAACTGTTTTTGTGTTTCCTTCTTTAGGATTGATTAATCAATAAAGAGGAACCACCTTACTCGCAATTTAAAAATTATATTTTTGTTCCGACAATGAATCAAACCTAGATGATAAAAGTTATTATATAAAATATACAACATATACTAATAAATTATTAAAATTATTTAAAAAAATATCATGATTAAATTCATATGACAACTTTGTCTGATACTACTAAAGTATGTATATTTTCCTCTATTTTTTCCGGTATTACTATATCATCAGCATCTTATTCAGGTGTTAAAGATTGGAAAACATTAGGACTTGTTGGCGCAAGTGCATTTGTTATAAGTGGAGGATTATACAAATGTGTTCCAAAAATGATTTGTAAATTTAAATCAAACAATTCATATGACGGTGTAAAAAAATTACAATTTAAACTATAGTCACTGTGTTCCAATTCATTTCTGTTGGTCCTTATTTTAGGTATATGTAAGTATTTTTACAATTAGTTTTATATATTGAAATTGAAAAATTTTGCTAAATTCTTCAGTGGTTTAGTTAGTAAATTCATTAAATCCTAATGTATAATTTACTTTCATTTTTGATGTTTTTAAAACGAGTATTAAATTCATCATACTGACAATAATAAAAAAGATATAGGTGATTAATATATGTAATAAATAAAAGTGCTAAATTTAATAGATTTTATGATAAACTACATATATTAAACTAAAATTGGTAGATTTTTTCGTGTAGTTGTAATCTCATCTAAATTTAAGATAGCTTCAATACTCTCTTCATTATCAAGAATAGTTTCTTTTATTATTGTACCCCACGGTGAAATAATATATGACTTACCATAAGATTCATATGAAGAACCAACATTACATACCGAAGAACACGACACAATAAATAGTTGATTATCTAAAGCTCTTACTTGTTGTAAGATTAACCAATGTATTGGTCCGGTGAATCTATTAAAAGACCCTGGATATATAATAATTTTACAATCATTTTCTTGATAATATTTTGCTAGTTTACCAAACCTAATATCATAACATATTCCTAGTCCTACTTTTCCGAATTCAGTTTTAAATATCACGGGTTTATCACCTGAAGTTAAAACATCTGCTTCACAATAGGAATGTTCTTTCATATTTATTCTATAAAGATTAATTTTACGATATTTTCCAATAATATTACCATTATAAAATACTAAACATGTATTAAAATATAAAGTATAATCCATATTCTCAATAAATTCAGATTCTATTATACTTCCTCCTACAATATAAACATTTGGATATTTAAGACTGGAATCTCTTAACATGCATGTAGCAGGTGATTTTTTTGGGTCAAATAGATTATCAATAGGCTCTGCGTTGTCTTCAAATATATTAATATCATAATGACAAACAAAACATTCAGGTAATACAACAAAATTTGGATTTTTTTTACAAACTAAATCAATTTGGTTTCGAGCTCTTTCAATATTTTTCAGTTTATCATCTAATATTTTATACTGACATATAGACATTCTCACTTCATCTTTATTCATTAATATATATATTTTTTAAAAATAAAAGATATATAATTCAATATTTTTATTACTCCCATCAGAAATTGAACACTTTGTCTCACTATTATTAAGCTTGTGTTCTATCAACATATACACGATTCGAATCTTTTAATTAATACAGCTATAGTAAGACCATACTGAATTTGTTTCATAAATAACTATTTAGTGACATAGATCCGTAAATTTAAATATCCTTGTAGATAGACCGATGTGTCATACTCTATAAAATTATTTTTTTTAGTTTATCTAAATCTGCTTTATTAATACAAGTACTACCTAAACATAATTGATCCGCATCAAGAGCACCACTTACTTTTACTCTATTTTCTGAATTATTAATTCTCAATCTTTCAGTTAAACCAAATGCAGATTCATCAGAATAACCAGAACGAACTATAATATCACTTTTATCTTTACTATCTTTATGAATAGCACCTACTATTTTTTTGTCCTTGTTGTAAAAGATCATCCCTTTATTAATTTCATTTTGTTCCGAGTCAGTCTCTGGATAAAATATTAAATTATTTTGAAGACTAAGATTTGAATAAACACCTAATGCTTCATTTGCAAAATCAACATCTAACATTGTTGTTAAACTTTTATCTTTATTTTCTTTACTTAATGTCAATTTATTACCAACATAACTTAAATTTACATGATCTGAATCCTTATCATGAAATCTTAAAGTATTAAATGAAGCGGTTGCGTTATCCATGTGTTCTAATACCTTTTCTTTTTTTGGTATAATTAATTTTTCTTTCTTAGGAATAGAATTAATATATTTTCCATTTATTGTATACATTAAAATACAATAGATTTTTTGCTTTTCATAATATTTTTATTTAATAAATTAAAATCTATAATCTTTATCTACACTACTAGCCCATTCAAATCTTGTTAATAATGAACTGGTAAATAATTTTTCTGATGGTATTTTAAACTTATTAATAAATGCAAAAATAATTCTTGGATCAATATAATTCATTTTAGATGTACCTAATGATACATTTTTCATTTTTAATTTATTGTCTTTTTTTAATCTTGCTAATTTTAATTTACTATCAATTTTAGCTACCGATTCTTTATTTTTTTTTAATAAATATTTCTGCTTCTTCTTTTTTAAATCTTTAATTTTTTTATCTAATTTATCAACTTGGTCATCTAATTGAGTTGATACCGTTTTTTGATGGTTACATAATAATGCAACAGTTGTATTTGCTTGATTGAACATACTAATTAAATAATTAATTCTTTCACTCTCATGAATTGATAAGAGTTTGTCCTCATTTATTTTATCTAATTCTTTTTGAAATACTGTTGATGCATTGTAAGTTCTCCACACTTTAGCAGTTAAATCAGACATAAAATTTTCTAAATATTGATTCATTGACGAAGCACTTATTAAATCAAATAATTGGTCTTTTCTATTTTTATTACTAGTGAAAACAATTAAATTATCAAATACTGGTTTACTAACATTAATTTTCTTACAAAATCTTACTGAATCTTTAGCTAAAAAATCTAATTTAACTACATTAGGTGGAGATAAATTAATATGCTCAACACGCAAAGAGGTTACACCTACGGTATCTGCCTGTTCTTTATTATCTTTTTTACCTCCAACTCTTAAAGCTAAATTATCTATAAAATATAAAGCTGTAGCTAATTGTCTAGATTTATTATTATCACTGTCTAACTGATTTTCATATTGTTCTCTAATTTTATTTGCTTTTCTTTTTAATTTTCTTGCTAAATCAAATTTTGATTCATCAGATTTAGATTTAAATAGTGATTCCATTGAAGTAAAAATATATTTATTCTTACCAGTTATACCATCCTTCCATGTAGCTAACCAAATAACACTGTCATCATGTATAATATTTCCCCATGTTCTATTTCCATTTTTATCAATATTAATTTTTGGTATAGGAGCAGTTTTATCTAGATTAATAGTTATATCTTCTGGTTCAATCCTTTTCTTTATCATTCCTAATTTAGGATGTTCGCCTCTACCTAAAAATATTCCAGGCGGTTCAATTTTATAATTTCCAACCTTTTGTTTACTACCGTCAATAACACAATATTTGTACGGTTCTTCACTTTCACTATTTTTCTTCTTAATTTGTTCTTTCTCTTCTTTTGACATATTTTTCCTCTTTTCGGAATCTTTATCTAAATATTTTTTTATTAAACTAAAATCAAAATCCTCTATCTTAGATTTTTTCATTTTATCTGGTAGAACCTCTTTGAAATCTTTAAAAAAATTTTTATTAAACTTACCTCTTTCTATATATTCTGTTCCAATATATTTAGAGTATAGTGTTGCATATTCTTCTGCTAGAGGTGATAATATAACATCTTCTCCTAAAAATTTTATTGGAATTTTATGGGGTTCATACTCTGGAGGAAATAATGGACCATTATGTCTAAAGACTGTCCATTGAGGTTTTCCAGCACCTAATAATATCCACATATAATATCATACTTTAGAATTAATAAATTACTAAATATATATTTTAAATAAAATAAATTTATAAACCGAATAATTAATCTGCTACAGAATTATGGCGTTCTAATGGTATATGGTTTGTTGAAAATGTATTAGAATTATGAAATGGTAATCTAACTTGTATCATACTATCATAATTATTACATTCATTAATCAATAATGATTTTATAATTTTAAGATTATTTACGTTAGAAAGATGAATTAGTTCTAATTTATCATTAGGATACATTTCCTTATTTTCAAGATTCATCATAAAATATTTAATTACCTTGTCAGAATTTTTTATGATCAAATCTTTTCTTTCTTCACTATTAAGACTTTTTAATAAATTGCAAAAATTATAATTATCTAAAAAATCTTTAATGTATTCAAAACTTATTTGAGTATCCTCTTTTTTTAATAATTCTGATGTACCTATACATTTTCCATCTATATTAAAATTAATATTTGTTAATTCTTTGGAATTTTTTAGAATGACAATAAAATTAAAATTACTTGAACCATTAAATGTATTAAATTGTAGTATACTATTATTTCGACCAATCATGCTATCTGTAGAATTTGATGAAATTAAAACTGATAATATATCTAAATCTCCTGAAAGTTCTATATGACCTTGATGTGATTTATCAGAGCAATTAATTATCTTTCCCATAAGATATTCTACCAAACTAGACAAACAACAACCTTTGCAAACCCAAATTTTTTTAAAATTAAGTTCGAATTCATCATTAACAAATTTAGTAATATTATCGTAAATTTCTTTTGTTATAAATAGATTAACATTTTCACTACTTGTAGTGTTATTATTTTTAAATGTTGACATTTCTTTTTTTAATAAAGTTATTTTCGAATCATCTAATGAAACCATATTTAAAGTTTCATAACTATCTAATACTAAATATATATCCTCATTTTTACTGACATCCGGTAATTTTATTTGAGATAATAACTTGATTTTAGATAATCTATTATTTACACTACCTGGATTATTATTAACCCTGTCTTTCAAATATTTATTAGTTACAGTCGATAAATAATCATAAATTGTTACCGAATAATCACTAATTACTGGTGCGTCAGATAATACATTTTTAAGAATAATATCTGATTGTGAATTAGTTAGAATAATATGCGAATCTGATTTAATATTTCCAGGTATTTGAAATGTATCTAAATCTTCAATATTAACAGACAATTCTCCAAAACATATAGAATTTTCATTATCAACAGGAAAATGCTTTAAATTATTAAGAATAGTATTAACTTTAGACATTAGAATATACTTAATTAACTCATTATATATTTAATCAATTTTTATTTACAAACATTTATTTGGAGTAAGAAATATATTTTTCTCCGAATAACCTTAAAAATTGTATATATAAAATTTATTCACAACTGAAACATTTTGTAGGTCCTTCATTATATGGTGTTTTTGACTGTTTTTCACAAGAAAAGCATTTTCCAGGAAAAGCATAATTAATATATTTAGGTCCAGCATTTCTTAGAACATCCTTTTCACACGAAAAGCATTTGTTTGGTCTACTATATAATCTTGTATATTGTGTACATCTACTCAAATCTTTTTTAGGTTGAGAGTTAGATTCAACATATTGAATCGTTTTATTAGGAGGTACTAGTTGATTTGTAAATAGTTCAGTATCAATATTTTTATAACACTTTTTATGAAAACAATAACAAATAAAAAAAAGTGCTACAAGTCCATACAATAAATAATTCATAATATAATATAATATAGATTTTAAAATGTATTGGAATATTTAGATACAAATTTATTATTAAAACTTTTTTTTAAAGAAAAAGAATTATTCTATAAAGTGATACAGATAGAATATATTGATATAAATTTTACTACTGAAGATTTTGGTAATTTAACATTCAATTTGACTACCCATTGTAATACTTACAATTTTACTAATCCAACTTTTGAATTGGACTAATTGAATTCGTGTACTTATTCCAAATTCTTCTTCTTCAATTAACTTGTGTATTTTTAATATAATTTGTTGTAATGGTAGTTCATGTAAATTGATAATAATACAATCTAAAATTGGATTACTTGGATATTTTAATAAAAAATGGATATCATTATTTTTGAAAATATCTATTGTAATTTTGAATTCTGATTCAACTGATTCTTTTACTAGGTTATAACCAGATATTATTAAAGACATATAATGTAAATTATATTTTATTTTTAACATGTTTCAATATATTAAATCTAATGGAAAATATTCCATATTATTATTATTATTATTAATTTTTAACAGTAAATTAGATATATCATCAAAAATATTTTTTATATATTTTTTTCTATTTTTACTTATTAATTTTTTATTTAATTCATGTTGGAAATCTAAATTATATTTATATGTTGTATCTTGATTGAATTTTACCTTAAGTAATGGATGTAGCAACATTCTATAGTAATCATTTATTAAAAACATTCTTAAAATTATATATTCAAAGACTAGTGCATTTTGATAAAAAATTCTATTATCAGTATTATTAAAAAATGAATCATAATTGTTAAAATTTAAATAATTTAATAATTTAACACCATTAACATAACAATATATTGTTTCAAGATAAAAAAAATACTTGAAAAATTTTATTAAATTCTTAGAACTATTCAATAAATAACATATATGAATTGAATTAAAAATAGCTACAAAATAACTAGAATTGGTATTACAAATAGATTCTATAAATGAAATAACATTATTATTATTTTCTTTGATGTTATTATTTTTAATCCATTCACTTGACCAATTATTTAAATTAGCTTGATTATTATTATTAAAATTAAAACAAAAATCTAATCCTAACATATGTATTAATTCATGAATCAATAATCCAGTTAGTCCACTTTTTCTTGATACAACTAACTCTTTTCTACTTGATATATGAACACCTGATGAATTATTAAAATAACCTTTTAATCCTAACTCTTCGAAACTGGTTGAATTATGTTGATGTTTAGAATCTAAAATTCTAGGAAATTCTATAAGCAATAATCTAATATTATAATTATCATATATATCTAAATTAATACCAAATGTACTAACAAATAAAAATATTATTTTAGCTAAATTTATAAATAGTTCTATCTCTTCTGTTTCTGAATAAAAAAATATATTTATTTTGATATTTTTAATATTTAATTGATAATGATATTTATTTTTTATTTTATTAATTGATTCCTTCATTTCAACAGCAATTTTTTCATCAAAACTAGGGTATTGATGAAGTTCTTTTCTTATTTTGTTATAATCAACTTCTTCTGTTTTAATTTTATTAAAGTAATTTCTTTGAAAAGTTTGGTATATATCAAACATTTTATTTAATAGAGGGATACTTTTTTTAACAATATAATTTAAATTATTAACTTCAATTAAATTAATATTACCAATTATTTCTCTTAATAATTCATAATTTTCTATAGCGACCTTATCTTTTATAATATCAGTCTCTAGTAATTTATCTATGAAATTAACTATTTTATCTTTTTTCATTTATATATAACTATATATATTTTTTAAAATGGATAATATAATTAAGGAATCTACAAATAATTTTAATCTTTATTTGGATAATCCTTTATTATTAGCTTTGGTTAATATTAGAATTTAAGTATACCTAGTGTTTTAAGAGCATTAACAACAAATAATATAGTTAGTATTCACAAACACTGTTAGAACCTCTAGAATCATCATTTGTCCATATGTTTAAAATATTCTAGTTGGATTACGTTCCACGACTTTCTATAACCATATAATCAATGATACCTTCGCAAGTTCCTACTGCGGTAAAGGTAAATGTACTAGTGGTTGAATTGGTTAACCCACCTTGAACACTAAAATTGTAACCTAAAATTACTTTCGGTGCAGTATCATACTCAGCTGCGAAAGTGACTACGATTTTCTCGGTGTTGACCCAACTCCCGCTAAACTCAAGTCTACCTGCAATATCAGTTGATGTAGAATGAATATTACATGAACCGGCATCGCTGGTGACGTCGAGGCTAAGGCCAAGCTCGGGTCCTGTACTAATAATATGAGTACCAGTATTCAAACTCAGGTCGGATACAAAATTAGTAGCAGTTAAATTAGTAGCAGTTAAATCTACGTACGAATTAACAACAGTACCATCCGCACCATCCGCACCCTGAGGACCCGTAGAACCAGTATCACCCTGAGGACCCGTAGAACCAGTATCACCCTGAGGACCCGTAGAACCAGTAGAACCAGTAGCACCCTGAGGACCCTGAGGACCCTGAGGACCCTGAGGACCCGTAGAACCAGTAGAACCAGTAGAACCAGTATCACCCTGAGGACCCTGAGGACCCTGAGAAACATCAACGTTCATCTTTATTTTATTATTACTTGAATACTCAAAAGTAATCCCTTGTCCAGCTTCTAGATTTTTGGATAGATCATAATTGAGAACACCAGTTATAGTTAAATTTTGAGCTGATAAATCGGATACGTTATTAATATCATTATCATTCATATTTAAGAAACTATGAAAATTGACGTCTCCTGAAACATCCATATTGTTTGAAACATCCAAGTTCCCCGATATATCCATATCACCATCGAGTTCAGTCTTATTTATATTTATTACTTTATAATGAATTTCTTGTGTCTCTATTTTAGCAGCTTGTAATGTACCGGTTACAGTCAAATCTTTTTTAACAGTCAAATCTTTTTTAACAGTCAACTCTCCACCAACAAATGTATCTGTTAAAAAAAGATCATTTTCACGCGGCCTCATATATTGATACAAAGCAGAAACCTTATTATGTTTATCATCTAACTTACCAGGCATATATATTATATATATTGTATGATATTATTTTTTTACTAATTAAGAAATAATTTGTCTTACCATTTGGTGCTATTATAATTTAATTCTATATATTTTATTTTAAATAGATGAAACATTATTTTGCACCCGATAATTTTAATAATAAATTTAATTTTGTATTTGTACTTTTAACTTTAAACGATTCTCCTAATTCCAATAAATAATTAGCAGAATAATCCTTGATTATTGTATTTACAACAAAATCAATATTATTAATATTAGACTCTAAATCTTTAAGTATATCCTTATCCGATTTAATACTTCCTTGTAGTTGTAGTTGTTTTTTCATTGCTCCATTTTTAAAATTACAAAATATCAGAATTGATTTTTCATCAATTATATCCTTTAAAAATAGGATTTCATAAAATTTTAAATAATATTTTTCATATATATTTTCTTCGGTTTGATTTGAAGTATTTGATACCAGTAAAATAATGGGTAACAACTGGTCATGTTTGTATAGATACACTTTTAATGACATTATAAATATGTAAGAAAAAAGTTTACTGTTTATAACGTTTAATTATACAATATAAATGTATTGCTATTACAGAAATACCCATATATTTAATTAATATAAATACCCATAATGGTAAGTTGTTGTTTTTATAAACAATATATAAAAATAATGGCAAGAAAATTACATAATGTGCTAAATTTATAATCCCACGATAATCTAATTGGGTTGGTCTCCTAACCACAAATAATATTGATGTCACCAACGTTCCTAAAACAGTATAAGCAACTTGTTTTGATTTTCCTTCGTTGTTACCTATATAATATAAAATAGGTCCTATCATAGCAACATGCAATTGATTAACTTGATTCATACTCATTATATTACTTTATATATAAAATATTTATAATAAATTAAAATAATTTTTCTATCGAGCAAACTTATACTTCACCAAGTTCACTTGCTAGACTCAACCCACTAGTCATACTCGCCAAGGTTGTACCACCAATCACTGGTCCATCTACATCTTCTGCTTCTCCTCCAGAATAACATATATCGGATGTCTTTACTTCAAGTGCAAATCCCTTGCTGGCAATTAGAATCTTACTACCGTTGGTGTAATGAATCCTATGAAACTTAGACCAACCTTCAAATTTGGCCATCACGTCGAAAGCGTAACCCTTCTTGACAAAGGTTATAGTCAAAAGTGGCTTCATACTCCGGAATCCATTTAGATTTACCTTGCATGTACCGTCAAGAGGAGTAGGTGCTCCGAACCCATCACCCCGACCTCCATTTGATGTTAGTCCCTGAAATCCTTTCTTACGCCACTCCAAAGTTGGACCTGAAAAAGTTCGAACACCCGGATTACCTCCAGTTCCTCCAGTATATTCTCCATAGATATCAAGCCTGCCAGATATAGCTTCCGATGGAATGACATAACCAGTTACTCCCCATTCGGAGTTAACAAATCGTGTCTTAATCATTTCTTCAGTCTGAGCGAGAACATTGGTATTCCTGTCAGTCTGCCAAGAACCTGCATTTCGATTTAGAGGTGTAATCATATCGCCTTCCACCACAACAGACTCTTCTAGAATGCTAGTAACATCCGTCATGGAAAGAGTTGAAAGCTTGTGTGGCTCAATAAGATGAAGTAGTTTATTTGAAATAGTCTCACAAACTTCTGGCGAAGTCTTTGTAAAAATCTTGCTAACTACAACTGTTACAACTCGAAGGTTCTTATTGTCACTTTTCAATGATGAGAACTTGGTAATAAAGGCTCGTTTAGAAGCAGTTACAACTGTTTCCAAAGGAACTCCTCCAAGTAGGTCTAGTAGAACCATATAGACAAACACACGCCCAAGTGCATCCGGAGTAACTAAACTCTTTCCACAATCATGAAAAGTTCGTCCAACAGAAATCATAATCTTACAGAGTAGACTCCATTTGTCAATTGGACGTCCCATACTACCCAAAACAACCATAGCTGAAATAGGTCGAAGTATATTATCTGAAGAAGTCTGCTTGAGTAGCAGTTCAAGACAATCTCGTGATTCCTTCCAGAATGGTTTGGCGTCAGGTTTCATCATATAATCAAAGAATTTACTAGACCATCCAACCGTAGATAGAAAGTTTACCTTGTTTTCTTCAGTAGGAGACTCTGCAAAATCCCATGAAGCAGATGCAATACTACTACAAGCCAAATGCATAGCATTTCCTGCTTCTTTGGGATTGCCAGTAAGATAAGAACCAATATTTAGACTTATCCAATAAAGCTTGCGAGAATCATTCATAATTTCCTGAGGAAAATGAAAAACAGCAACATGTCCATAACTAGTCTCTGAACAGCGTCGTTCAGACAACTCCTTAATTACGGATGTTTCCCATGTGGGACCACTCGTATAGTCATCAGTAGCGCGGAAACGTACTTTAATTCCCGAGATTCCGATCTCTAAATCTGTATGGAGAGCGTTCCAAGAGGTACCAACACCAACGGTATTACCGGTGGCTTCTTTTACTTTCATTCGGTTTAGATGAGAAGACATACAAATTTTAGTATTATTAGACTTAAGTTATTATAATTTCAATTTTTTAATTTAAATAGCATAAAATAATTGAAATTATAATAACCTACTAATAAATTTAATTTATAGATGAAACAATATTCAACTAAAGAATTCGTATTTACTGTCGGACCTTCAGGTTCTGGAAAATCTTCTAGTTTTCCAAATGGGTTTGAAGCAGACAAGTACCCCCATTTGTATCATACCAATGGTTCTATTAACAAAAAGCTATTAAAACTGGCACATCATAAATGTTTACAAGACTGTATTGGTAAAATGATACTACAAGATGATATGGTTATTCAAACGAATACCAACCTAAATCCAAAACTGTTAAATGAATATTTCAAAGCATGTCTTAAGTATAAATATAATGTTAGATGTATTTTACCCGCTAATGATTTATTGTGTTATGATGGTGAAGATGTTGACACTCGCAGTAAACAAGTAGAAAGAATCTTATCTGTTCGTTCATCTGGTATACGTATTATACCAGAAGATGTACTCTATCAAATGATTAATACTTTTGATTCAGTTAAGAATTTTTATAAAAAAATGATAAAAGAAACTGACCCACAACTTTGGTTAGATGCTATTGATAATCCATTTTATGATATAAAAACATATTCTGTTTCTATATCAGATGTATCTAATGATAACATTGTAGAAAAAATAAATCAAAATGATGATGTGACATTTTATACTCAATTAAATGATAAACTAAGTATTTATCCTCAAACAGAAGACAAATATCAAGGAACATATTTAATTCAAACTGCTAATAGAAATTTTTCTGTTCTATTTTTAGAATCAGAATTAAATAAAGGATATATTATTCTATGGAATGATGGTATTAGTCAACAACATATCGACTCATTCATATCTAAAATGACTCGTTTGTTGTCTACATGTTAATCTATCAAGTTCTGATTCCAATCCGACAAACAGTCCCTGTTGGCCGAATATTAGAATAGATACATTATTTTATGGTACAAGTAAAGACTCCGTATATGTAGTAATTGGAATATATCTCAACTTTTAAAACACATTATTTTATATCATTAAATTGAAACTGTAATATTATGTCTACTATTCCTTTATATTATCCTATCTATATTACTTGCGACTTCATTTTATAAGTTTTTTGAAAGGAAAGAAGTACATTAGGTAATGTCTGAAAAATCACCAAACTCTTATTACACAGAAAAATATGGCAAGATAATATTATAATTTAAGATTACAATTTCCTCAAAAGTATGAAGCTAATATATATTTAAAATAAAAGAACTTCTACAATATAATCATAAATATTGATATTTTTTATGTTTATATTAAATATTAACTTGTATGTCATGTCTAATATGTTTAGAAGATACAAATAATAAGATAGTTACAAATTGTAAATGTAAATTCGCTTGTCATGATACATGTTTTGAAAGTTTTTTAAAAAAAAGTAACTTTTCTTGTCCAATATGTCGAATTAAAAGAAACACTATTTATAATAATGATAATGATTTAATACATATAATTTTTAAGCTACCGATACTAATTGCATTACCATTATGGGTTGTCATATCAATATTACTTACCGTTTTTGTCTTTCCCTTTCTAGCTATCAGAGAATTTTATGGAAATTTACATGTCACAATAACATATGTTATAGTAACTTATTTTTGTAGATATATATCAATATTATATCCAATGATACTAATACACTTTTTTGTTATTACTACTTATTTTTTAGATATTAGAATAATTTAATATACTTATTTTATTTACCGAATATTATAATCTATGTATAAAATAATTAGTTTTTAAATTAAAAAACTTGTGAAAAAGGATCAAAAGAATCTGATTGTTCTACCATAATACCCTTCTTAGTGGACCATTCAGTTTTATCTAAATGCTTCATAATTAGGTCAATTCCTTTTTCTTCCTCCTTGCAACTATGTATTTTTTGTTGTCCTTTACCGCATGCAGAACAAGATAAAAATAACTTTTTATTTTTCTTTTTACCTTCTATACTTGGTAAAAGTTCTGGTATGTTACAATTAAGACACATTACAAATGAATTAATATATTGATACAAAACTTCAATTAACCTATCATTAGTGTGATGTCCTGTTATACTCCATTTACTTTCAGTCGTATTTGACCCCAAAACACTTCCCATATACTTAAAAACAATACTTGCTGGATGATTGAAAGATTCTGTTACATCATAAAGATTTTCAAGCAAAGTAAAACATCCATTTCCTCTTCCAGCTTGTAATGATATTAGCATTGGCATTTTATACCTATAAAAAGGATCATTATTATCACCATTAATATTTAGTGTTGACATTATAATAATATGGTTAGATCATATTATTGTAATTTTCAATTTTTTTATCTGAGTAATATTATAAATGAAAAAAAATTATTTAATAATAGTTATTTGTATCTTATTATATATATTTTCTACTTGTAGACAATCTGATAAATTTAATAATCTAAATATTAAATTTGAAAAATCTATTTTCCAAATACATGCTCATAATATTAAATTCGATTGGATTGAACCTTATAAAAATGTTAAATCAGATGAAAGTATTGGAACAGGGTTTCTTATAGATAAAAATGGTTGTATATTAACATGTAGTCATGTTATTAGCAATAGTATAAAAGTTTTTGTTTCTTTGCCAGCAATTGGTAAAAAAACATTCGAGGTTGATATTGTAAACTTTTGTCCTTCTGTTGATATTGCTTTGTTAAAAATTAGAGATATAAATATATTTAAAAAGATTCTTAAAGATAAGTTAGAACCAATAAAGTTAGGTAACTCGGATAAAATTAAACCTGGAGAAAAATCATTAGCTTTAGGTTATCCTCTTGGTGAAGATAAACTCAAGAGAACATCGGGTATAATAAGTGGTATTCAAAGTGGTCATATTCAAACTGATACACCAATCAATCCGGGTAATTCTGGAGGACCATTAATTAATACTAAAGGAGAAGTTGTTGGTATTAATTTCGCTCTAAATACGCGAGGTATAAATGTTGGTTATGCTATTCCAATTAATAAATATTATTTAATAGAAAAATTATTAAATACATCTCTAAAATATGGTATAATACATACTCCAACTGTTGGAATACAAGTTAATAATACTAATAAAGATATGATAGAATTTATTTCCAAAAATAAAATTAATAGTAATAATGGATATTACATTTCAAATGTTTTTAAGAATGGTAGTTTTTATCAAGCAGGTGTTAAAAGTGGTGATATATTAATTTCATTTAACAATAATAAATTAGATAATTTTGGTGAATCGAAAGTTAAATGGAGTTACGAAAAGGTTAATTTAATAGAAATAATACACCGTTCTAGAATTAATGATACAATTCCTATTGAATATTTTAGTAATAAATTACAAAAAATAATTAAAACAAATATTAAATTAAAAGATTCTACCTTTTATAAAATAAGACACTATTATCCTCCATTCGAAAAAGTTAATTATATTGTTTATTGTGGTATTATACTGATGAATTTAACAAGTAATCATTTAAAAATACTGCCAAAATTAGACTCTTATAAGGAAAATAAAAATAAAATAGAAGCAGAATTAGTTTTAACCAAGGTATTACCTGGTTCATTTATTAAAAGAAACAACATTTTTAATAATGGTGATATTATTAAAAAGATTAATAATATAGATGTTAATAACGTTATATCAGCAATTCAAGCTTTCAAAAAACCATTAGTTTCTCAAGGAAATAAATATATTAAAATAGAAAATTCTAATAAAAATGTATTTATTTTAAATTTAAAAAGTGTTATGGAAGAAGAGAAATTTCTTTCACAAAGTCATAATTATAAAATATCTATAAATTAGGTTTATTAACTTGTTTATTAACTATATCGTCCAATCCATAAATTAATTCTTCTTTTAATTTTAGGTTTAATTCCATTATTTTTTTAGCTGAATTATATGCTGACCTCCCAAGTCTATCTGGAAATTCATGTATCATTTTATATCCAGTTAAACTTTCACAATCATCTTTGTTTGTTTCTTTTAAATAAGTCATTAATCCTTTATTTGATAATAACAGGCCATTGTCTTTACCACTATAATAATTGTTAGTTTTTATATTGTCCGTAGATTCCTCATCGGAATCTGAATCGAACTCAAAATCTATATCGTTAACATCTGTAGTATTAAATTCATTAACAATTTCCATAAATTTATTTTTTACTGATTCTTTATTTTTTATCTTAAATAACTTTTCAATATTATTTATTTCAAGAACACACTTATTTTCATTTTTATAAGAATCAAAAATTAATTTGCTCAATTTCTTATTATTTAAATCTTGGTTTAGGATATTAACAATGTATTTTTCTTCATTGTCTATATCATTAAAATCTTTTATTTTTTTATATAAATGATTAACTATTTTCTTTTGATATTCTTTGTCATTCCATAATTTATCCCAAACAAAAACAAAATGACAAATCTTATCTTTATGTTCTCCAAATAAAATATCTACGATTCTAACTGTTTGATACTGGTTTTGATTACTTAATTCATCAATATGATGATCTTCTAAGAATTCAACAACAACAAAACGTTCCATGTTTTCATCTCCAATATCAAACATAAAATCAATTCTTCGATGCGTTTTACTACCGTTCCAATTTTTTGACCATTCTTCTACTTTTAAATTATTAATATAACCATCTTCATCGAAATAATTATTAATAATTTTTTTTTTCTTATTTTTCAAAGATTCTACCAGTTGATAACCAAACCAATTTTGTTTACTAATTTTTATTTTTTCATTATTGGAATTCTCTAGATAACAATTATTTTTTCTTCTAATAATTTCACAAATATTGTTTTTAACTAAGTAATTAATTAAATTTGGGTGGAGAATCTCTATTGATGAATTAAATGTTGTCTTTTTTTCAGATAAATAAGAAAAAAATTTATGTAATTTTGTAATATCATCAACAACTAAATTTGAGATGCTTGTCGGAAGAGTGAGTGCCTTCTTACAAGCATATTGATTCAATCGTAATATTTCTTTTTGTAAAAGCATTATATTAAACATAAATTAATTATATTATTTAGTTTCATTTTTTTATACTTTTCTTAAAATATTAGTGATGGTATTAACTGCGAAAGCACTATTAGTTATATTTTTATTATATGCGTAAGCAATCTTTTTAATATGACTGTTATCTATACTATTATATTTTTTAAGATATTTATTATTTAAAAAAACTTTTGAATTTCCTAATTGACCTATGTTTTCAAATTTTACTTTATTATTTTCATTAATCTTCACTCTGATATCTTCAATTACTGCAACAATTGGTCCTCCTACAAAAGATATACCTTTTGAATCTTTTTCTTCCTGTTTTTCTTCTTTAGTTACTTTACGTATAGTTATACGATATATAGTTTTATCATTAAAGGAACTAATATTTTTAGATTTTTTAAATATTGTGTGTATTGCATCTTTTTTAACTTCACTTTTTGATCTACCAGAAGATAGTATGGAAACTTTACTACCGATTACTATTAAATAAAAATATTTATCTTGATTCAAAATTGAGTTACCATTTTCTTTAATTAATTGTTTCTCTGACATTATATTTAATCGAGATATTATCTATATCACATTATTTTTTTTAAAAATTTTTATGAGCGTCATACTCATGGTATTCCATTAGTTCAATTGATTTAGTATTATCAAGTTTCTTATTTTTATTGTATATTAACTTCAACTACTAATAAACCTACCTAACCAAATGATTGTTTTTAACATGTACCGTTGTTTTTAACATGGACCGTTATTATTATATTTTTTTACAGGTTATAAAAAATTTCTACTGAAAAAAATATATAAAAATATATAAAAAATTCTAAACTATTATATAATGACACAACGCGCAGACATGCCTGACGTATTTTCTTCTTGGGTTGATAAACTTGTAAGCTATCCGCTAATTCCTTCTGTATTTCCTTCTTGGCTTGATAAATCTTTAAGCTATCCAATAATTTTCTCTTTATTAGTTTTATTCCAAGGATGTTTTGGAGGTATGGGTGTAATACAGACACCGCGAATGATATCTAATTCTATCAATTCTCCCATAACTAGATTTATATTTTTGTTATGTATTGCATATACTGCAACAAATGATTTTGAGACCGCAATTGTATCTGTAATTATCTTTTTAATATTTTTACAAGTCATAAGAACACGAGAAGAAAGAAAGAAATTAAAATCTTACTTTTAAATAATATTCCCTCTTAATAAAAATTTTAATCTTAGAATTTTTAATATGAGTATTTTAAAAATATTAACAAATGCTTTTTGAAATACAAAGAATATTTATCGTTCAATAATTAGCGATAAAAATATTAAAAATAATTAGACTTCCTATTACTTTTCCTTCTTAGATTCCAAATAAAGAGATTTTTTTGACAGCAATAGTAAATATATTCCAGATGATGAAGAACCTGATAATGGAAAATAAAAACTACTTTTAATAGGAAAATTAATTTAATACATAATATTACCGAGTCTATTATTATTGATTTAATTGGAACCAACCAAATGACATATCAGAAGCTGTAGTAGTAACATTCTATTAACTTGTAATATATATAATGTTTAAAAAAAGTAATAGAAACAGGATTAAAAACTAGTTCACCAAATGAATACTATCTAATATGTCAAAAATGTAACAAAACAAATTATAGATAAAAATGTTTTAAATACAACCGTAACTCAAATAAAAACGGATTGCTTGATACAATAATATATCTAATTTATGATACATATTATTGTCTAATTAATATTTCCGCAATTTTAGTATATTCTATTAGTTATAGCTACTTGAGTAGAATTTTACATACACTTAATTCCAATGGTATTTTTAACTATTAATAATAGTTATTAGTCTACAATTAAATTCTAAAAAAATTAAAATATTAAACTACTATATCGTGTACATATAATTTTAGAGTATTAGAATGTCACTTTGATAAAGACCCCCTATTAATAGTAAGCTACCTATAACCTATGTATTATAGTGGTGTTATTTAGTACTCGTTCAATATACATATTATATTAAATATAATATTATTTTGAATAGAGACTAGTGTTTCAAGGACATGTTGGTACATATGACTTTTTAGTAGATTATTAATATGTATTTCAACCATTCTCTTGGGTAAGTTATAATATAGAATCTACATATTTTTAGTATATTCAAGTCTACTGTTTGTAACTACTTGATAGGTTTTATACATCCAATTAGTTTCTCCAAGTATTACAATCCCTATTATTTTATCATTAGAATGAGAAGTTATTAAAAAAATTGAATAATAAAACTCTTGTAGTTTCTTAAGAATTAAACTATTAGAATATGCGTTAAAAATTAAAGTTGCCAGAGTAGGATGTCACTAGCACGGATACGCTGGTACATGTTTTAATGCAAGTTGGTACATTTGACTTTCTAGTAGATTGTGAACTTCGGAACGCAATTGCTTTTTATTTACATGTATTTCAATTATTCTCAGGTGGATGATTTGTGATTTGTGAGAGGTGGCATCAAAAAACTATTTAATATTAATATTTATTAATATTAAATAGTCTTTTTTAATTATAGTTGTTTATATTTATCATAAAACATTTGATTTACACCATCTTTAGTATTTTTTAAGGATTCTCATCTTCATTTTATCATTTATTTCCCTCTATTTTCATTCTTACAAGTAATAGATAAACTTTTTGCATTATCACTATTTCTTTATCTTCCATAAATTTAATAGCATATCGAACATTATATAGAAAATAAAAAAGGCACTTTTCATATCTATTTTTTTAGCATAAATTAACATTTCATCAGGTTCATTGGTCAAATGTTGTTTCTTTACGAGTATATTCTCCAGGATGTTTGGGAAAATATCATAAATTTCATTATAAATACTAATTAAAACTAAACTCATCAAGTACATATGATAAATTATTTTTATATAAATATAATTATATGGTAGAAAATGACATACATTTACCTCCGGTCTTAATAAGACATTACGCTGAACCATCATATCTTGAAAAAGCTATATACAATTATATTAGATATATTGATGATATTAAATTAAGAAATTATAATGAAATACAAATCAAAACTGTTTGTAAATATGCTGTTAATATTATGAAAAATTGGTATTTACCTAATAATATCAATGTTTGGAATGATCACATTAATAAATGGTTAGAAAAACAACCAATAAATAAGATATATCATGAAATAATTTTTAAAATAGTAAATAATATTCCTCCGCTACCCGAAGAACCAAAACTACTCATGCAGAATCTAGAATAGTTAGACATTGGTTCTGATATGTATTTTACTATTATTTTTATCTAAATTTTTAAAAAAAAATATCTAAATTTTTTAGATTGGTTTAAATAAATATTTTTTTTTCTATTTCTAAAATACTCATTGTATTAACTTACTATTTTTATTTTTTCTAATAATATAATAATGAGATATACAAAAGACATATTAGAAATAATGGATAAAATAAGATTAAATAGTAGTTCAATGAGCAAGCAACATAAAAACAATTATTTTTATTATAAATGGATTTCTACATTATTTAGGGTTCCTACTATTATCATAAGTTCTATTAGTGGAGTGTTTTCAGTTGGAACTCAGCATTATATGAATCAAAATACAATCAGTGGAATAGTATGTCTATTATCATTGTCGATTAGTATTATCAATTCAATTGAATTATTTTTACATATATCAGATAATGTAGAAATCGAATTAGAAATGAGTAAAAAATATTATGTCCTATCATGTGATTTATATAAACTATTAGTGCTAGAAGATGTTAATCGACCAGAAGACCCAAAAGAACAATTAAAAAAATATTATTCCGAATATATTGATTTATATAATGAATCGTTATTAATGAAAAATACTAAATTTGATAAATTAATAAATTAAAAAATACATACTAATACGAATTCAAATGAAATAGAAATAAATACTAACTCAAATGAAATAGAAAAATATACTAAATCAAATGCAATAGAAAAATTTACTAATTCAAATGAAATAGAAAAATATACTAAATCAAATGCAATAGAAAAATTTACTAAATCAAATAAAATAGAAAAAGATACTAAATCAAATAAAATAGAAAAAAATACTAAATCAAATAAAATAGAAATAGAATCAGATACTAATTCAAATGAAATAGAATCAGATACTAATTCAAATGAAATAGAATCAGATACTAATTCAAATGAAATAGAATCAGATATTGTAATAGATCATGAATTAGAAAGAATTATTTAAAAAGTGGCAAAAATACGATACATTCCATATACTTGTTCTTTCTTCTCATGAATCAATTGAACCTCCAAATAAAGTAACTAACTTGTATGACTCGTTGTTTTTAGAATCATTGGTTCTTTCGAGTCATTATTATTTTTAACACACTCAAGTTATAGTTAATAAAAAACTTTTAAATATACTTAGAAATGTAGCAATTCTGCTTGATAAAATAAAAATTAATTATGTTATCGCGTATGGAAATTTACTTGAATTTACAAGAAATAATTATATTAGAATAGATAAACACTAATGGATTAATTATTGTAAAAGTCTTAATATTATAGAAGATGAAGAGTTTCATATAAATTTTGATAGACTTTGATATATATTATAATAACATTAGATGTGTTAAATATATTGGTTCACATGTATATGTTCCATCTAAAAATTATTACAGTTTATATATTCTAAAATAAAGTTACTTTATACATCTTGATTTTCTGCTTTTTGTTTTTTATGATATTGTTCTTCACATGGGTTACCAACTATTTTTCTACAAACAGGACAAGTATCATTGTGCTTCTCTAACCATGGTATAATACACTCTTTACAAAAAGAATGACAATCAAGCATTACAACTTCTCGTTCATCTTCTACAAACTCATTCATACAAACAGCGCATTTATCATCTTTCAAACTTTTAAATTCTTCACATCCTTTTGTTAATTTTATCGTTTTAAGACTTGAAATTACTTTTTTAGATGCTGGATGATTGTAAACGGGAGTATCCCAAGATTGATTTAAATAACTGTGAAATTCTTCAGATACCATTAGATTTTTTAATTCTTTATTTAATTTATCATCCTCAATTTTTGTAGATGTTTGATGTAAAGTATTCCAAATAATTCTAAAATTTGGTCCATTCCTATTGTCCATTATTTCTTCTATTTCATCTAGTGAAGTATCTTCTAATAATTTTTCTCGATTACAATATGCGTCTTTTATGTATTTTTCCATATTTTTAATTATTATTGGAATAAAATTATTTTCTAAATGAGTCATAATCTCTTTAACAATTTCACTATATTTATCTTCAGTAATTTTTAATTCATTTATATCCTCTTGATGAATTAACCTAATAATATCTAAGATTGAATCTTTGATGCTAATTATTTTTATTGAAGTTAAATATGCATTCGAGTCACAAAATTCACAATAATGTGGTTTATTGCGTCCTCTACCGTATAAAAGTTGACATGTTAGTTCCTGTATATTAGATGGTTTTTGATATCTAATAGTTGTAGAAACAACAAGTAACTGTAAAAATGAATTAACAATATTCTGACTATTAATATAGTCTGAATTTGAAATTCCCATATCTTTATCTGAAAAATAATAACTAATTGATACTTCCATATTATTGTTAGTTGTTTTTAAATATTCTTGTGCTTCGGAACGGGTAGAACCAGTAATTTGTATAAATTCATCTTCTAATGGACTTGGTTCTTCTGCTGATTCTTCTGGTCTTAAAGTTGAGTCACAAATATCACAATTTGTATTGGTACTATTATTTAATAGCGTACATGTTGGACAAGTAGTGTATTCCATTAATAATCTAATTTTAATATAAAGAAAGAAATAGCTTCAATTTTTTCAAAGTACTACATAATTAAAGTATAATACTGCTAGTAAAATGTTTAGAACAATTACACTAGATAATCCTTTACCAACTTGTACAAAATTATTTATATTAATATTAGTATCATTTCTAATAATCTGAAGTTCTTCTCTAATTAATTGGATATCTTTCCAAATAGCAATATTCTGGTCTGAAGTACTTCTATCTTCAAAAATAAGCTGATCCATCTTTTTATCTGAATTTTCAAGATAAGATGATGCAATCATATTAACAAAATTGGTAGACTTGACAAATTCTCTCTTATCATGTCTATCTTTTAGTTCAAACTTTAACCATAATTCATCAAAATCAACATGTATTACTTCTAGATGATGTCTAAAATTAATATATATATTCCCTTTTTGAACAGGGATACCACTTGAAATGTTATTTGCTTCTAACATAATGTTATTATCATAATTATAAAATTTACCGGACCCGTCAAACATATTATCTTCAAATTCGCCTACATATTGAGGTCTATTATAATAAGAATCATAATAAATAGTTCCGTCTCCATGATATTTTTGTTCATCTTCATCCGTTAGTATATCACCTACATATTTTACTTGACCAGAATTATAATATTCTGTTTCTTTTTTCGAATTAAGAAGTTTTTTAAATTCTGTTTTAAATGTTGTATATGCACTTGAACTACTTGAATCAAATATAATTTCTGACGTATAATCTAAACTTCGTGAATAACCATCCTTGTAAGTCATCGAACAAATATTCCTATCATCATTAAATTCAACTTTAGCAAAGTTACTTGTAATAAATTTAAATAGAAGTGATATATTATCTTTATTTGTTGATTCTTTACATGTTCTCACTGAAATTGTTGGAACACGTAAAGTATCATTAAGAGGAGTCAATTTAACAAACCCATCTACTGGGTCTGATGTACCTAAATAATTTTCGATATTTCTGGAAAATTTAACTATATATTCTGTCGACATTAATAATAAGACATATAATTTATATGTTTCTTTATTCAATTTTTTAAAATAAGTTAATAATTAATTCTAATACTTGATTCTAGAAGGGTTTGCAGTAAGTATTCTAATCCTATCAAACAACCTCTTTTTTCTTCTATATTTGTAGTATTACTCCAAAATGAACTTGTAAATTCAATATGTGTATCTTCTTTGATAGATATTAAAAAATTCTTTACTTGTTTGCAACCATAAGTAGTTTGAAGATTACAATCCCTAATCTTTACACTTTCATTTTGTTGAAGACTTTTAAACTTATCAGATTTATTTCCAATAACCGCAACAGGAATTCTAGGTGAAACTCTTTTAATCTGTTCTAACCATTTCATCACATTTTCTTTTGTTTTTGGTTCAGTAACATCATATAGTAATAATACACCATCAGCCCCTTTAAGATAAGCATCTCGTAATTTTCCGCCACGATTTTCTTGACCCGCAGTGTCCCACAAATCCACAATGACATCTCCATTAGATGTTTTAATTTGAAGACGATTAAAATCAAAATTATCTGTTGCCTTATAATTTTTTGAAAATGTATATTCGTCCTTATTTAGATTGGTCAATTTGTGAAATAGTGTTGATTTACCAATACATCCATCTCCTAGTAATACAATCTTCTGTGGTTCGTATTTATTCTCAGAAACGGTTTCTAGATATGTTCTTTTCATTATTAATAAAGATATCTGAATTATAAAATTATTAAATCAATTTTTTATAGTAACGGTTAAATAGGCATTTTCTTAATTTCACATGTTTTAATATTAAGAAATATTTTATAGATAATATTAAGTTATGAAAGAAGATTACTCTGATAGAAGTATTTATAAAAGTTTACAATTGAAAAATGATTGTATTGTATTAAATAATAAAACAATAATTAAAAAAAATATTTATCTACAAAGTAATATTATTACCGCAAGTAATAAAACTATTGACCCTGAAAACTTGAATTTAATTCAAAGAGTTAACAATGATAGTATTGTAAATAATAAAGTTGTTATTTATGGGAAAGATGGGGGTATAAAAACAGAAAATTTAACCCTTAGTAATATAACATTTGGAAGTAATACCTTAAAATTACCCAATAGAAAAGGGTCAACTAATGAATTTTTATCAATTGGAGAAGATGGACATATGGTTTGGACACAATCTAGTAAAGCAGGTATTAATTCACTAAATAGTTTAATTGATGTTACTGTAAGTGATAATAAAATAATACTTGGTGATGATGGAACTAATTTTTGGCTACCAAAAAAAAGTAACGTAGTTGATTTAGGAACGGTTAATCATACTTTTAAAGATATATATTGCAGAAGAATAATAACCAATAATAATGATGTAACAAGTATGATTGGTAGATGTTCAATTGGATATTGTGGTAAACATAATTATGCAAGTTTTAGTCATTCAAATAGCAATAATATTAATAATATTGCTATAGGTCAAGACACTAATGGTAAAACAACTTTAAATTGTTCTAAAAACCAAAGTATGAATTTTACTGTAGATGGTAATAATAAAATGATAATTCATGATTCTGGTCAAATAAGTATTGGTACTAATTTATCAAATGCAAAAGTTACTATAGATGGTACTATTAATCAAAGATATAAACATTATACAAAATGTATTAATCAGCTGGAATATAGTTTATTTGTAGAATCTGGAGTTCTATTAAATGATTCTATTTATAAATCTTGTGATAAAAGAGATGGTAAAGATATTGTAGAATATACAAAAAATGAAGCATTACATGAATTACAAAATATTAATTTTATAAAATATAATAGTTATGATAAAGATATCCATTACTCTTTTAACTTTGATAATAAATCAAATAAAATAAAACAGTTTATACCAAATATTTATGAAATGTGTAAATTTATAAAAAATGGTAACAATTATATTATTATACTAAATGAAAAAGACACAGACTCCTTTTTAATGAACACTATCGATCAATTTGGAAATCAAAGATGTAAATTAAAATTAAAAAAAATTAATGGTGATAGTTTAATAGTGAATGTTGTAGAAATTATTGATTCTAAAAAAATTAGAATAGATACAGACTTGTTATATCATGTTAGTTTTATTTATGATGACTCTAATAAAATCATAAAAGATACTACAACTATCTGGAACAATAATATATTCGTTTATGGTCAAGAAGTTGATGATTATAATGTATATAATCAAACTAATTTGTCTACATTAACAACTATTGCAGTGAAAGAGTTAGATGCCAATTTACAAGAAACTAATAATGAAATTCAAAAATTAACACAAGATAATATTTCCTTAAATTCGAGACTCAATAAACTAGAACAAATTTTAAGAGGTAGAGACCGAATATTAAATAAAACTTAGATACCTACATTAGCTTGACAAGTAGTATAGTTACACAATTGATGTAGAAATTTAGTACAGATTAGTCAACATTAAAAATATATTAGTTGGATATAATATTAATCCAATTTCCTTCTTCATATTTAACTGAATTAATATTAAAATTAGGTTCCAATACTTTAATCTCTTTTTCTAACTCCCCCTTTGGATAAATATGATAATATCTTTCTAATACTGTACCATCTTTATTTTTCCAGGGAACAGATTCATCTCTTTTTAAAAATTTTCTTCTAGAATTAATAGGTTGTTCCATGGCCCAAACTTGAATAAATATTTGACCACCTGGTCTCAAAAGACGATACATTTCATTTAGTGCTTTCTTTCTGTCTTTATTATTATCCAAATGATGATAAACTGCAATACAAATTATATTATCAAAACTGTTATCAGGATATGGAATGTCTGTCATATTACAATTAACTATATTTCCTCCTTTAGATTTAACAATATCACATAATTCTTTAGAAAGTTCAACACCTGATATATTTAAATCATCGCGATAAAATAGATTCCTTCCATTACCACATCCAATATCTAAAACCGATGATTTTGATGGTAATTTATCCAAGAATTCTGCAGTGGCAGGCCATGGAAAAACTCGCGTACGTGAAAAATTTTTAGCATTATCATGATAAAATTTACTAACTGAATTATTTCTAGTTGCCATTAATAATAAATATTTGTATATACCATTATTAATTCAATATTTTCTAAGACAATTAAATGTTAAGATATATTAAATTTAATTATATATACATATTCCTTTTTATTTTAATAATTTACCTAATATTTTGTATTAGTAATAAAGAAACTTTTACAAATGGTGATAAAAAAGTTGTTCTAATAACAGGAGCAACATCAGGAATTGGAAAATCATTAATTAATTTATTCAAATCATCCAAATATAAGATTGTTATACATGGTAGAGATTGTAATAAACTTAAAAATATTGTAAATGATATTAATAAAAAGATTGATATAGAAACTATATGTTTAGACTTATCTAAGAAAAAAAATATTTATATTTTAATACAAGAAATGATAGTTAGACATAAGAAAGTTGATATTCTAATTAATAATTTTTACGATAGTAGTAATCCAAATGATATAGAATACCAAATTTCTACTAACCTTACAAACACTTTGTTATTAACAAATAAATTATGTGAAATAATGTCAGATGAAGGGAAAATTATTAATATTAGCAGTGGTTTATCAGATTCTATAGAAACAAATGGTGATTTTATAGATATGTATTCGATTATTAAATCATCAATAGAAAAATTTACTAAAATTATGGCAACTAAATTATATAATGGAAATGTGGGTATAACGTGTTTAAAAATTAATGATTCTTATAAAAGTAAATTAACTGATACATTTTTAAATAAAAAAATATTATTAAAAAATCCTAGAGAATTACACACTTGTTTTAAATATTTGCTTGATATTAATTGGAAAGAAATTACAGGAAAAATTATAACTTCGTCTTCTATAATTGATGGGTCAGTTTCTAAACTTTTTGATTCTGGATATTCGTATAATGAGGATACTATATATTCTACTATTAATGAAAGTCAGACTAAAAACAAAATATTGGGTGAAAATTTAATAAAAATGTCAGATAATATCAACCCTTTAATTAGAAGTAAGAACTGGAATTTTACTAAATATGCAACTAATAAAGGAAAATTAAAAAAAATATTAGCTAAAAAATATAAGGTTGACACTGAAAATATTTGTTTTCATAATGGAACAGTTAATTTTCTTGATAAAATGATAAAATTATTAGTTGATAAAAATCATGAAATTATTACTCCAGAGAATTCTTGGGGAACAATTGATGTTTTAGCTGGTAATCAAAATAAAAATATAATTAGAACTCACTATAAAATAAAAAATAATTTTATTGATCCAAATTTTGATAGTATTGTCGAATCAATTAATTCAAATACTAGATTAATTTACTTAATATCACCAATTAATAAAAAAGAATTTGATATGTTTTTATCTAAAATTCCAAAAAATTTACCAATTATAATTGATTTTTGTTATAACGAATTTTATCCCGAAAAATTAAATCCTTCAATATCAGATGAAACTATTATCAATATGGGTGATTATTTATCAAAAAACATTATTTCAGTAAATACATTTTCTAAATTTTATTCAATTCCAGGTTTAAATTTAAGTTATTCAGTTACTAATGAAAAAATATCACAAATGATAGAACAACATTTTCACTATCCTATTTCAAACTTAACAGAAGAAATAGCAATAACCGCTTTAGAAGATAAAAATCGAAATAACGAAGCTATAAACTATTATAATAATGAAAGAAATAGAATATCTAAACTTTTCAAATCAAAGAAAATAAAATTCTTTTTTACTTATCAAAATGCTACTTATATTAAGACCAAATTTAAGTTAGAGGAAATAAGAAGTATTTTCAAAAAAAATAATATAAATCTTGAAATTATACTCGATGGTGAATTTATTCAAATACCAATATTAAATGAAATATTTAATGATAATATATTTTCTCTAATTAATTAAATCTATTATAAATATATTATGGATTTAAATAATTTCAAAAGAAGTTTACTTCATATCTATAGTAAATTTCCGGAATTTAAAAAAAGTATTAACAATGTATCGAAGGAATATTTATTATTTTTATATTTTCACTTAACAGATGGAATAAAAATAATTATAACAGATAACCCAACAATTAATAAAGATATATTGCATATTAAAAATATTACTTGTGATAAACAATATTGTAAAGTTTTAATAATGATGAAATTAAAATATTAGAAAAAAATATAACTTTTAATGTTATATTTTATCAAGAAAAATATTCAGAAAAACCAACTGATGAATATTTTAAACATAAAAATAGAAGAGACTTTTTAATTCCATGTTTTCTTCATGATAAAACAATTTCATTTATCAATAACATGAACTATAATATTAATTCAAGTTATAATGAAAAATTTAAAAACTTTCATATACTACTTGGAGTATTAAGAAATAATATCAAAACTAAAGATAAGTTAGGAGTAATGATTTGTTCTTCTTTTACTTTAAATACACATAACGTAAGAAGAAATAAAGACATTGATTTAGTTATATTACATCCATATTATAAGTCAAATAAAATAAAAAACAACCTAAAATACAACATAGCTAAGAAATATAAATTTATAGATCCTCATATACATGGTATATTAGAATGGAAGGGAATAACTAAGTATAATATGTATAATATTAATAAGATGAAGGATATCAAAATAAATAATTTTTAATCCTAACCACCATTATTATTTTTTTGGAATAAAAGTAATAGATATTGCTTTGGATTTAAAATATAGATCAATTCACGCGTATCCAAAAAATATAGCTGATTTAATCCTCGTTAAATCGACACTTAATATTGAAATACCAAAAATTAAACCATTAGAAGATAAAATAATTATCGAAAAAAATGAATATACTAAATATGGATTTATTAATGTTATATTAAATTATTTAAAAAAGTTTAATTATAGAACTGATTATAATTCACTTGTAGAAGAAATATCTGAAATTACTCAACCGTAAGTTCTACATCAGAATTATTTACTTTTATATTATGTTCAAAAAATTTACTGTTTATTCCAAAAAATAATTTTAATAATTGTTCTTTAACTATACCAGGAGATGTTAGAACAATGTCTCCACTATCATCTTTTATCAGTTTTGGTAAAAGATTAATTTCAACATTTGCATTATTTTCTTTAATATCATCATTAGACCAATTATTTTCAAATGATTTTTCAGTATTTAAATTAACTACTTTGTTAGCTACTTTTTCTCCTAGTTTTTCCAAATATTGTGCATCTTCTAATAAATATATTGCCGAATTATCATTTATTTCATCAATAGTTAGATATCTAATATTATATTCTACATTATTAACCTTTATTTTTTCTCCTGCCATATCAACTGGAATATCCCAAATATATGTTTCAGGAATATATATATTATATTTATATAATTCTTCATTCGTTGATTTATCTGTATAAAAATTGTTATCAGTATTCGAACTTATTGTTGGTAAAAATAACTCATTTATTTGTTTTAATGGTTCATTTAATAATGTTTTAAAAACAATACTATATTTATGTTCACCATCTTTTATTTTTTTATAATTTTCTTCACCTATATCTTGTATCATTACTTTTTCTCTAATACTTTTATAATAACTATCAACAATATTAGTATAATTCTTTTGTTCCATTAAATTTGAAAGTTCTGGAGCTAAATGTAATAAATGTGTATTTTTAGTTTTAAAATAACTTAGTTCAATATGTAATAGAGGTTGTATTAAATGATAAATATCCTCTTCCTCTTTTGTTGGTTCAATATTAAAATGAAAATCATTATTAGTGTACTCTACTTTTCCTTTATATATAAGTTGTTGAACTTGTTCTAATGTTATTTCTGACAAGTTTTTATTCTTTCTTTGAATATTTATATCTTCAAACATTTTTTTATTAATATTTAATTTTAAGTTGACTGTTTTTTCTAACTCTTCCTTATTTATATCATACTTAACATCTAAAGCTAATAATTTAGGTATTGCCATTAGAATAAATAATTTTAATCTTTTAAATATGTTATATTTTATATGTTATATATTATATTTTATATTTTAATTTCTAATTAAAATTAATAATGTCTTCAAAATATGAAATTATAACAAGTAATAATCATAACATTTTATTCGATGTACAAGATAATGGTAATGTTTCAATTGCCGGATTAATATTAGATGATCCAAAATTTAATACTATTAGTTTAGTAAGTGGGGCCATGTCTTTGGATATCGAGGGTAACCTAGATATGAGTGGTAATTTAACTGTAAAGGGGAACCTTGAAGTGTTAGGTACTAAATCCGAAGTATCAACTACAAATACATTTATAAAAGATAGTCTTATTGAATTATCTTATGGAACTACTGGAATACCTAATAAAGACTGTGGTTTTATTTTTAACAGAGGTTATGTTATGGATACAGAAACTTCAAAAAATGCATGTATTTATTGGAAAGAAGCTGATGATTCTTTTATTATGGGGTTAACAACAAATGACGCTAGTGGTAGTTCTAATGAAATTAACACAGTACAGACATTCTTAACTGTTTCTGAAACAAATATTCAATTTGGAAACGAAAATGCTAATACACATATAACTACTAAAGGTACTGCAGATTTACTAATTGACACTAATAATGGCACCGACAGTTGCAGTATTAATTTAATTCAAGGAGAAAATAGCAATATTGAAATAAAACCAAATGGTACCGGTAATATAACTTTAGAAACAAATACTATTAATATAGGGAAAACTCAGAATGGTACAATAACTTTTCAAACACCAATAGATAATAAAATAATATTTCAAGATGATAATAGTAGTTCTTTAATATTTGACTTATCAACAATTGGACCAGGGTATGTTAATCTTGATTTTGCAAATACTTCAAATAAAACATTTATTTTTCCTGATATAGCAGTAGGTAGTGCAACTATTATTACAACCGAAAATTTAACAGATATTCAAAATATGGAATTTCAAACTATTAAAGTAAAGGCATTGGCAGTATTTGAAAACAGAGTTGAACTGGGCGATGATAGAAGCGATACTATTATGGTAAAAGGTATTCTTAAATTTACTAATCCATCTATTACGGATGACGATATAAGTGGTTGTTTAATACAGAATCCTACAATTCCAAGAGTATTATATCTTCCCGATGCAAGTGGACAAATTATTATTGATAATATTGATAATGATACATGTGCTATTTCAAGCAACATTATAAACTTTGGTTCAAGTAGCGATACCAATATTACCTTAAATTTTTTAGGAAACACTTCAACTGGTATGATAAAATGGATGGAAGATGAATATTATTTTCAATTTAATGATGATATTTTAATGAATACTACCGAAAAAATACAATTTAGAGATTCTGATTTATATATTTATTCTTCTGATATCGGCGATTTAACTATAATTTCCGATACAACTGATGGAACTATTACAATAGTAGCAACAAATATTGATCTTTCATCGACCGGTGATTTGGGATTTGTCAGCGATTCCGTAAGTTTTGGTTCAGGGTCGGGACAACCAACTTTAACATTTAATGGAGCTACTTCCGATACCACTGGTATATTTATATGGGTCGGGACAAATGATTATTTTAAATTTATGGATGATATTTTTATGAATACCTCTGAAAAAATAATGTTTGGAGATACTACTTCTTATATTTGGTCGAATACAGATAGTACTTTAGATATAGTAGGACCTACCACTAATATAACGGGTACTACAGCTTTAAATATCGATGGTGGTACAGTAGATATAAGCTCTACTAGGGCTATGTCTATTACTTCGAATTCTACTTTGGGTATTACGGCTACTTTAGCACAAACTACTATTAATTGTTCCGGGCAGACTTTAGATATAGATGCAACAACTGTATATATTAATTCTTCTGGAGCAACTTGTATTGCAGCAGCTACAAAATTAAAACTTGGCGGCAATGGTTACAGTGATGTAATTACAATTGATACCAGTGATGTTACTGTTAGAGATGGTTATAGTTTTATTACTGATAGTGCTAATATTAATGGTGGTACAGTTGATAATGTAACTATTGGTTATGATACGTCTGGCTTAGGTGCATTTACCGATTTATCTGCTACTGACTTAGCTACTACAACTATTACCATATTATCTAGGTTAGATGTATCTGGTACAGCTAACATACATGCTCAATTAGATATTTCTGGAAGAACTGGTTCGACTAATGGTAAAATTAATGCCGTTGATATCGGTTATGATTTATCTGGCAAAGGAGCATTTACTGATTTATCTGCTACTAATTTAAATTCTGTTAATATCGGTTATGATTTATCTGGCAAAGGATCATTTACTGATTTATCTGCTACTGGTTTAGCTACTACAACTATTACCATATTATCTAGTTTAGATGTATCTGGCACAGCTAACATACATGCTCAATTAGATATTTCTGGAAGAACTGGTTCGACTAATGGTAAAATTAATGCCGTTGATATCGGTTATGATTTATCTGGCAAAGGAGCATTTACTGATTTATCTGCTACTA